GTCCTACTTGATAATACTGATTATGAGGAGCATCCATTAAATAACAGAATATTCCCGCATTAGTAATTTCTTTATAATTATCATATTTCAATTATGTTAACTTAACAGTTCTTTATCTGTTAATTCTACAGTTTCATTTTTAGATTATATCTGTAGTTCAGACTATATCATCATCTATTTCTAGATGTCGCACGCTCGTGTCTAAATTATATTCTATTCTAACATTAATTTTTGTAATTCAATATAATCTTGTTGCAGATCTGTTTCTAACAATTTGTTAGGAAGCTTATCTAAATAAGATATACCAAATATACCAATAGAAACATTATTGTAATCTCTTATTAATTTACAAATAATATATTTTGCACTATTACTTATAGATAAAACAGGATCAACCTCTTCAAGTTTTCCTATAAAACTATCATGGATTCTTAAATAATCGGGTAGAGTATACCAACTTAGGTTAAAATCAGTATACTGATATTTAATAGGTTTAGTTTGTTTATCATAAAGTTCAAATCTCATAGAACCACACATGTAGTCATTGATCCCTCTATGATACTGTATTATCCATATTCGATTTCCCTGGTACTTATCTAAGTATATAGATAATAGCTGCTTAATTTTCTTATCTGTATTAGCACATTGTACTAATTCTAATTCATGTTTTTGATTTCTATAATTTTTATACTCTTCAAACAATGGACTAGGATTATAATATATTCTACAACTAAATAGTATTATTAAAATTAATGTTAACATAGTTTCATTAGTTAGTCGTTGAACCTTCACACTTTGTTAAAGGTGTGCTTGGCTGCTGATTGTCCATCTCTGGAGTTTCCAGCAATTCATGCGATTTAATGACGACTGGATTAGTTGAAGTAATATTTTTAATCGTCAATCATAATCGTAATTCCCCTACTTTTAATTGCCTCAACTTTACTAGCATTCCAAGGTACTGTAATTACAGGAGCACATGGTAAACCATTCTTCTGTAAACTTTCCTGAATCCATTCAGTTGGAATATTTCTTGCAGTTACATAATAGTCTACTTCAAAAGAGGGTCTATGTAATACAGGAATATTAATCCAAAACTCTTTATCTGATTCTAATTCATGTAGATGTTCAGACATCTGATAGTTTGCATTCCAGTAAGGATTCATAGCAACACCAAACTTGTCTTCATAAGCTTTATTGAAATCAAATACTACATTATCGAGATCTAATCCAACAATAGGCTTATCGATAGGGGCCATAACTCTATCATCTCCTTGAGGATATATATGATAAAATTCACATAATATCAATGCATTAGTAGCTACTTCAGCCATTTCTAAAAGTCCCTCGTTTGTATAATCAATACCTCGTTCGAACTGATTCAAGTGTTTTTTAAGAGATGAGAGAACATCCGTCCACTTCATACCTCTTTTCCATTCGTTTTCTTGGTACTTACTTAATTTACTTGTAAGAATTTTGTTGACCTCCTCAATTCCATATTGTGGAGTCAAATCGTATCTAATCTTTTGTTGTTCCATCTTTGCTAGATAATGCTTCTAAAAATATTTCACATAACTTTCCAGACAAACCTAATTGAGTTTTTGCATCAACTTGAGGTTCAAATCGAGGGACGTAATTTAATTCATCCTTCTCTTCATCATATGTAAATACAATAATGATTTTTTGTCCAGAAGCAGAGGTGAACACTACTCTACAACTATCCATTAATTAATTTTGATAAGAGTTCATAGAAAAAGTCTTTATCCATGATTACTACTTCTCCTGCAGAACCAAATACTTTTTCTTTCTTAACTTGTTTATTTCAAATTACAATAAAAGGTTTATCTTTTAAAGGACATTCTTTTTTAATAGCATAATATTGAGGTGTATTAACAGTATTTTTCAATTGTATATAACATGGTAACTTACCACTGCGATCAACTAAATCCACTTTTTTGTCATCCATACTCTTAGACTCAGATCTTGATGTAACTACATCTGTAAATCCAAGATTTCTAAGTTCCTGAGCAATTTTTGTCTCATATCTATGTCCTTTATTTCTACAGTATGCTCCTGTTTTCTTTTTCTGAGATGTAGTTTTTTGCTTTTTCAATTAATTCTAAAGTTTTAGTCCTTCCATACATTTTATAAAAATCTGATATATCCTTAGCTTTATAATGTCTAGGTATAAATAATACATGTACGTCAGGAAATTTCTTACGAATTTTATTCATGTTTTCAATTCCAGCAAGGTCATTATCATAGAATAAAATTATCTTGTTGAATTTAGACTTTAACTTTGTATATTGAGCTTCAGTTAAAAAACAATTTTCAGAAATTGGAGCTATTGCAGGAATTTTATCACATGAATAAAGAGTCATAACATCCTTTAAAGATTTCGTTACAACTAAATATTCTCCTCCATTTTTTGGAAGTGCATGAGCACCTTGTAATCTAAATGACTTTCAATTTGAAATAAACTTATACTTTATATTTCCAGGAAAATATATACGTCAACGTTCTATATCTTCTCGAATACCTCCATAATATCCAAATACTAATTGCCGATCTTTATGTAAACTAAATATACTTCCATTTAAAAATACATTTTTACATGAAAATACATGAAACTTTTTTAGTATAGTTTTATCTATACCATATTTAGATCACCATTCAAGTTCATAATCTTCTCAAGACTTATCTTCAATTTGAATAACAGCTTGAGTAGTATCATTAAACTTTTGATTTGTATATTTAATAAGAGGTTTATTTATAGTTAAATTTTTGCGGGAAACTATTCCAAAGTCATTAGCAATTATTTGTAAAGCCTTGCCATAAGGACAATCGAATTTATACATTACAACCGAAATAAAATTTCCATAAAAGTCTCCACGAAAATCTTTAAATATTAAATCTCCTTTCCTATTCCTATAAAATGCGCAGGTAGGTTTACTATCTTGCCTTAATGGAGACTTGAACAATCCTTTTTTTACAGGAATGCCCAAGTAATGCTCCATTAAAGTTTCTTCACTAACTTTACTTAAAATAAGTTCTTTAGTGATATTTATCGGTTCTAATGTAAAGACCATTAAAATTTAACTATATTATTTTTTAGAATGGCAAGTCGTCTTCTGAGCCTTTTACATTAAACGTTTCCTTAAGATCGTCTAAATCCTTATCCCGTTCTTTCATGTTAGTAGGTTGTGCAGAGTTAGCATTCTCAATATCAGTCTTTTCTCTAGCAGTTAAAGTTAAATCTTCACCAATAACTTTTGTTTTACTACGAACTACTCCATCTTTACCTACTGATGCAACATACTTAGGCATATTAGCAAAACCTTTATAAGGAATTAACTTGATTTGAGTTTCCTTACCAACAGAACTTGCTAAGTTTTCCTTTAAATATTTAGCAAGAGCCTTAAAGCTACTTACTTCAA